CATGGGGGGAAGCTAAGGCTAACGCCTTCTGGGATTTATTTGCAAACCCCGAAAACAGGGCAGAAGGATGGAGGTAATATGCTAAATAAGGTAATGATAATCGGTAATTTGGGGAAGGAGGTGGAAATGCGCTTCACCCCGCAAGGAAGCCCTGTAGCATCCTTTAGCGTAGCCTGTAATTCCAAGTTTGGGGAAAAGGAAACTACCGAGTGGTTCTCTATCGTGACTTGGGACAAACTGGCTGAAACCTGTAACCAATATCTACAGAAGGGGCAGCAGGTGTTTGTTGAAGGCCGTCTCCAAACCCGAACATGGGAAAGTGATGATGGAGTTAAGCACTATAAGACCGAGGTTATCGCGAATAGAGTGCTGTTTCTAGGCAAACGAAACAGCGAGAAAAGTGAAACAGAACCACATGAAATAGACCCGGAAGATTCACCATTTTAAGGAGAATAATATGAGAAGCGACACAGTAAAAGAACTTGTAACCGCACTAACCGCCTTTCAGGGCAAAATGACAGCCGTCAAGAAGGACTCTACCAACCCGTTCTATAAGTCCAAATACGCTTCACTTGATACCATCTGGGAAACTATCCGTAAACCGCTATCAGAGAACGGATTAAGCGTAGCCCAGACGATGAACTTAGTTGAGGGTAAAAGCGTATTGGAGACTACACTATATCACACGTCCGGGGAATGGATTAGCGGCACACAGCTAGTCAACCCGGTAAAAGACGACCCCCAGGCTCTAGGCTCTGCCATTAGCTACGCAAGGCGGTATTCATTGTCAGCTCTCCTAGGGCTAGTATCAGACGATGATGATGCTGCTGAGGCAGCCACACCTAAGGCAGTAAAACCCACTACAACCGCAGTAAAAGATACAGCAAAGCAACCCCCCAAACCACAACCCGAAAAGGAATTAGAACCCAACTGGCCGATTACGGAAGCCCAAACCAAGAAAATCTATGCTCTCGCTAAAGAGAAACGGCTCTCCCCGGAAGAAGCCAAAGCCTATATCAAGAAAACCTTTAAGAAAAACTCTACCAAAGAGTTAAGCAAAGAAGAGGCTTCTACTATGATAGGGTTTCTTAACGAGATTAAACCCGGTGAACCTCCACTGGTAAGGGCTGCTAAAGAGTTAGGGGCACAGGAAACTTTGCAATAACATGCGAACCTTGACAAGTCCCCAAAGGGGGACTATAATTAATTTGCTGGTGTCTTGAGAGGCTGGAAAATGCCAAAGGCAAACGCCATATCGGTCACGCTGGGGCGGCTGCAACCCGCCCGAACCTTGACAAGCAAGCCTTCATGGGGTTAGTAGAAGACCGAGCCAGTGAGATTAACAACTGAATATTGCTGGTGTCATGTAAAACTAATGGTAGAAGGCACTATTTAGTAGCTGCATGCGGTAAGAGCTTCTAGCATCCGAGCTACCAGCCAGCAAGCCAACCACCCGAAAGGGCAGGAGACCAGAATGGGCTGTAAAACGGACGGTAGCAGTCGGCAGGACTCAGTGAAATGAGTTACAAGATTACACCTTGCTACTGGTTGGCAAAGCCGGTGTCCTGTATATCGGTCACAATAGAAGCGGGAAGCAGTAGCTCTGTGAGAACCGCCTTCGGTAGCGCCGGAGAATAGAGACTGACAGGCAGCGCTGCAAGTTCCGGTTAGGGACAAGCAGTAAAAGACCGAGCCAGCAAGCCAGCCACTCCAAAACAGGAGTATATGCTAGGTAGAGACAACAAGGGGCTACCGGCTGGCGAACTTGGGCCGAGGGGTAGTAGTCGACTGGGGAAAGCTACCATCAGGAACGGGTGTAGGCCCAGATTGAAGGGCTAGGGTGGGGGTAGCAAGTTGCTTGCTAGTGGAGGCCCAAAACGCCTTCCGCCCCCACCCGAAGCCTGAATAGGAGGTGAAGATGAACTGGAGACCTGATGGATGGAAAAATCCTTATGATGGAGGGAAAGAAATAATAAATGAGGGTTGGAGAGTTACATATGCGCTCAAACCTCAAAAGTATTATCTTTATGAAGCCGGTGCTGATGCTATGCTGGAGGCATTGAGCCAACAGAATGTAACCTTACCAGATATAATACATCATTACACAACTTCACGGCTAGGGAAGTTGGCTGTTATCCCCGACGATGAGAATGAGGTAACGGATGTATAGCTTGAGAGAGAAACGCAAGCGGAACGAAGAGCTGCTGAAATACTACCACGACCATCCCGAAGCGAACTACGCCGAGATAGGTGAGAAGTTCGGCGTTTCCAATTTGGGGGGTAAAGCAGGCAAATGGTTCTTAAAAGTCTAGGAAAAGCAGATAGTAGGAGAATATTGTTCACTTACTTCAAGTGTCTGGGGTGGCAAATGCCTATCTTTATAAGTAAACCAGGCTTCAAGGCGCTTGATTTCGGTAATCTGGAAATCACTTTGTATAAGGTGGATAAAAAGAATCTCAAATCTTCATGTTGTGATATGCCGGTTGATATTGGCGGAGATAGAAGCACTCACTATTATATTTGTTCTAAGTGTAGACAACCTTGCGATACAAAATGATTACTTGCGCCGAGTGTATAGATAGATTCAAATCATGGGGAGACGACCCTAGGGTGAGATGCGGGAAATATCATATGAGCGCTTGTGAATCATATTGCAGCAAGCCCGATTATTTCAGACAGATAGAACTCCCCAAACCCGAACCGGAAATACCCGACCTTCCAGAAGTTAGACAACTAAAACACCAGGTAGACCAAGCCAAGGCGGGATATTTGCATCTTCAAAACAAACTAAACGAACATATAAAAAATAGTAAAACTAAGGATAGGATTTAAAATATTTAAATTATTTAACAAATGGGGAAAATGTTTAACTGGTTTAACGGAATTTAACAAATATTTAAATATTTAAATGTGAGGCTAGATTGGAAGATTCCACGTATAAAAAAGTCTCCGCAATAGTAGATACATGGCTGGAAATTCATAAAGGCGAGACATTTGACCTTGATTTAGTCTGCCGCCAGCTACAAATTACAGAACGAGAAAACCGTCAACTCGTAGCTATAAAACTAGCCCATGAGGTCAAACAGCAAAAACTTGAAAAGTTAAACCGTATATATAGATATATAAATAAAGATAAAGATATAATAGACTGGTATAATAGTGATACTAATAAGACTATAGATATTAAATGGCCTCAAGGCAGAGACGGAACTAAGTTTGGCTTTGATGGCTGTGTCTGCATATCACCGGGGGACATTATCGTGGTAGCTGGGGTCAGCAATATGGGAAAGACGACCTTCGCCCAAAACTTCCTCTGGGAAAACATGGACTCATTCCCCTGTGCCCTTATGGGAAACGAATACACCCCGGTTAAATTCAAGCGCCGTATCTCAAGAATGAACTGGAATAATCCCATTGATGAGAACGGGAAACCCAAATTTGAACTCATTAAACGATTAGAAAACTGGGCTGACATAGTAGAACCTGATAAGATTACCATTATTGACTGGATAGCTCTGCCGGCGAATGAGCTTTATAATATCGGACACGTCATTCAGGGGATACAATCCAAGCTGGGGAATGGAATAGGGTTGATAGTTCTCCAAAAAGATGAGGCATCTAACCTTGGTAGGGGCAGAGCCTTCTCCGAGGAATTAGCTTCTCTTTACTTGACTGTTGATAAGGGCAGAATGACTGTTCGAAAAGCTAAAGAATGGTTTGAACATGACCCTAACAGGGAAGTTTATGGCTTTGATATAACTAACGGCGGTGTAGAATTTAGAAACATCAGACCGCTAACCAAGTGTTTTGAGTGTAAGGGCTCTGGCCAATATAAAGGCAATGAGTGTTTTACCTGTTATGGGACGGGGTATATTGAAAAGTCAAAACCTAAAGTCATAGAACCAGATGAACCATTCTAGTCTTGACAAAATAAAAAAATAGGGGTATAGTAGAGATATGAATCAATCTGATAAGGTAATTCTCTTAAAGAAAGCCGTTGATACATGGGGGCAAGCATTACAATTAACCATGGTGCTAGAAGAAACGGCTGAACTTCAAAAGGAAGTTTGCAAGATATTGCGAGGTGATTGGTCTAGTAGTCGCATGGATAGTCTCTCCAGTGAAATTGCCGATTGTTCTTTAATGTTAGAGCAATTAGTATTTATGACTGGCACAGCATCTAAAGTTGAACTAGAAAAAGAAATAGGCTATTCGGCAAGTAGTGAGGAAAGAGAAAATGGACAAGCAAAATGATACTTCGGCGAGGGGCGTGGGAAAGATAGCAACGGTAAGTGAGGTATTCTGGTATAAAACGAAGCATGGTAAGTGCCCTCAATGCGGACGTGAGCGTGATTTAGGACAGGTCAACGATAAATTCCAAGACCAATTCACTGACCGTTGTATAGACTGTTGTTTTGGCCCGCCAATGGAATACTGGGATATATGCGATGCTTGCGGGCAGCTCTATGTTGGCGAGCATTGTGATAACCCTAAATGCGCCGAGGGGTCACCCGCTCCCCCGCCATCCACTGAGAGCGTAAAGCCAAGACAACGTATTTGCTAGGCACGTATTTACTGAATGAAAACGGAGCGTATTTGCTGGAATGAGCTTACCAACGCCTTACTACGATAGAAATGGCATTACCATCTACTGTGGGGATTGTAGGGAGATATTGCCTGAGCTTGGGCCCGTGGAAAGTGTCATCACTGACCCGGTGTGGCCGAATGCGGCGGTCGCCCTTATCGGGCGCGATGACCCCGCCGGCCTGTTTCTTCAAATGTGCAACGCCTTGCCGTCCGCGGAGCGTCTTGTTGTTCAACTCGGCTGCGACTCTGACCCACGCTTTCTGTCATCCGTCCCTTCAAAGTGGCCCTTCCTCCGTGTGTGCTGGCTGGATTACGCCAGACCGTCTTATAAGGGGCGTCTCCTTTACACCGGAGACGTGGGCTATATCTTTGGAGTTCCGCCCGCATTTGTTCCTGGCAGACAAGTTATGAGTGGAATGTGCCGCAGCTCGAAGTCAGACCCAAATAACCTGCGCCATACCCACAAGCCTGGTTCTGGTGGCGGCCGATGGACAGCCCGAGCAGAGCAAGACGAGTTACCCCACCCCTGCGCCCGCCGGCTACAGCATGTGGAATGGTTAGTGCATCAGTTCAGTGACCATCAGGTGTGCGACCCTTTCATGGGAAGCGGGACAGCGGCCGTTGCCGCCAAATACCTGAATCGTCAGTTCATCGGTATAGAAATTAACGAGGAATTCTGCAAACTGGCCGTCAAGCGGTTAGCACAAGAAGTCATGTCTTTTCCACACTCTCCGTAATTTAGAAAAGGAGCTAAAGAGTGAATGATTACACATCAAACGCCGGAAAGCCAAGAAATAAAACTTAATAGACTGAGTAAGCGGCTAGAGGCAATAGAGATATGAAGGCTACATTATCATCTACCAAGAAACTGCGAAAAAAAGGATTAAGAACAACAAAGGCGCACGCTTGGCGGTTATTTAGTAAATATATCCGCCTCCGTGATGCCCTTAAAACCACAGGCGATATTAACTACTGTAAATGCTTCACCTGCGGGCGGATAGAACCTATCAAAAATATGGATGCCGGCCACTTTGTATCGCGCCGGTTTAACTCAACGCTATTTGATGAGCGGAATGTTCACTCTCAATGCACCTACTGTAATTGCTTTCTCAGTGGCAATCAATTAGAATACCGCCGCCAATTAATCAAACTCTATGGCGAGGGGATAGACATAGAGCTGAAAGATAAAGCCACCGAAATTAAGAAATACACTATCCCCGAACTAGAAGAATTCATAGAGGAACTAAAGGGGAAAATCAGAACTTTGCAGGACGTGCAAACTTAAGGAGGCATAATGGATATAAAAGACCTTAATTCAGAACCAACGGAGTGGGAGATTTGCATGTTTGATTTGGATAATGCCATCAGGCATTTGCAAGAGTGCCAACACAATTTCAGGAAGGCATTGAATAATATCAGGGAGCTAAAAGGAGAGGTGATGAGTATGATGAGCGGGATAACCCATTCCCTGAAATAGACGCCTTTGAAACCTGCCGCGGGGCTATACTAAAGATGTTAGGAGGGGAGCAATCTAATGGGGATGAATAAAGCGGTTGCTTTGAGCTTTCGCTGTAGACTCGGTATTCATTCTTATAGCGCATGGTTTACCCACCCCTTTAATGCCAGGTTTGTATCAAGAAGGTGCAAGCGGTGCGAGAGATTGACTGATAGGAGATTGTTTTAATGGAAGTTATTATAAAAGAAATAGAATACAACCGGCCTGACATATTTTCTCTTTATCCTTTCTTTGACTCGCATCTTGGGGCAAGGGAATCGTCAGAATCAACATTAGGAAGGAAGGTAGAAGAATGTGCTAATCTTGGAAGATTAGGATTGGCGATAGGTGGTGGAGATTGGCTTGATTGCATTACTCATAACGATAAAAGATTCTCTATGAATGGGTTAGCATCTTGGGTAGAAAGGTCAAATATCGTGAACTCCCAGAGGCGAAGGGCTAAAGATATATTTAACCCATTGGTAGAACAGGGGCAACTCATGGGGCTAGGAACAGGCAACCATGAAGAATCTATCCATGCCTTTCACGATGATGATGTAATACGGGAACTAAGCTTTGATATGAAAGTGCGTTATGCTGGATATCAAACATTCTATATTTTGAAATTCAAGAGGGCGGGTAAATTCACCCATACGGTCACAATTCATTCATGGCATGGGGCGGGAGCCGCCCAGACTGAAGGGGCGAGGTTAGCAAGGCTCACACGATTAGTCAATGATATACAGGCTGACATCTATCTCATGGGACATCTTCATACTATCACTACATACACACCTGATAGGCTTACTATACAAAATGGCAGGGTTAAAAGTGTAAGGTTAGCGGCAGCTATCTGTGGCTCGTGGCTCAAGACTTATAATCAGCCAAAGAATGGCGAGGCGCAAGACCCTACTTATGGTGAAAAGGCGGGCTATCGTCCTAGTAGAATAGGTATGCCGATAATCAAACTCTACCCTGATAATTATAATAACCCTCATGAAAACCAATTTGAGGTAATATCATGATAGACGACTGCATAATAGAAGCGATTGTGAAGATTGCAAACGATGCAAACTTTATCAAGCGGGTAGAGCCTGAAGTATGTTTCCCTTTTCAGGTTCAATCGTGGATGGTTAAAAGAGTTATTTTAGCAGAGGGGTTATTGAGAGATGAGCATACAAAAGATACCGGATGAAAAATACCAAAAAGCTATTGGTCAACTTCGCCTGCAAGTGACCGGTATATTTGACTTCATGCGGGTTGATGAGAAGCTGCCAGCGAGGTATATGTATGGGTTGGGGGATTATATCCCCAAAGCGGTGGAGGAGATTGTCAAACTAGCGGAGGACTTCGGGCTTAGAATCAGGGGCGTAGATAAACAAATTTCATTAGAGCACGTAAGGAGGCGCAAGAAATGAGAGACTTTGAACAGCTTACCATGCAGGAACTTAGCCTATACAAATCCAAGAATAAGGATTATACTCAGGGAGGTTCAGCTTATGGGAACTTTGAGAGGGTATCTGCAATCTTCGCCTTATATCCTAACTTAAAACTATCTGACCCCAGAGTAGTATGTCTGGCATATCTGATGAAACAACTTGACGCAGTATGTAATATGCTCAGCATGAGTTATGAGGGTAAAATAGAAGGTATAGAAGACCGTGCGAGAGATATAAGTATTTACGCTAAAATTTTGATATTATTACACCAAGAGAATAAAAATGTGGCAACTTAAAACAATAAAACATCAATGTATTAAATGCGGCAAGGAAAGGACACTGCCAATATACAGGTTGAAGAAACCAACGTTTACTGGTTTATGTAATGTTTGTATTGGTAATCGCAGGGGCAGTAGCCAACAACTAGAAAAACATCCGATGTGGAATGGCGGTATCCAAATAGAAAAAGGTTATATAAATATTAAATGCCCCAAAGATTTCCCCTTTAATGCAATGATTACTACTAATGGATATATAAGGGAACATCGGTTGGTTATGTCTAAATATCTGGGTAGAGAATTGCAATCTAATGAAATTATACATCACTTAAATGGCAAAAGGGATGATAATAGATTAGAAAACCTAGTGTTAACGACATGGCATGAACATGAACACAAAACAATAGTAAAGGCATTAAAAAATAGGATTGTTGAATTAGAGAGTAAACTAGCTGGTGTATGCAAAGATATGTCGGCTCTTGACAAATACCGATAAATAGTTTAGAATAGATACGGAGGTTTAGATGTTGTATCCGAGAATTACCGAGATAGACGGTTGTGATGTATTAGTCGACGATGGCCAGATGTGCGGTTTCAAAGAGCACATGACCAAAAACCACAGGACTTTATTCTTCAGCGGGCCTATCACGGGGGAGACTGAATCAAGGCATCTTCTGTTGGCGTTAGATACCTTATCACATGACCCGATAACGATTCATATTACTTCACCGGGCGGAGAACTTGACACTACGTTTCTAATGATTGACACCATGAAGCTAATCAAATCGCCCGTGATAACAATAGGTGAATACTGCGCCTCGGCAGCCTGTTTAATTCTCGCTTCTGGCGACAAGAGATATTTATACCCCCACGCTAAAACCATGCTACATCTTGCCACTGGCCAGATGGGGGGGGATTATAAGGACTTCGCCATCCAGCATCAACAGATGGTAAGTTATCAGGACAAGATTGTTGACATCCTGAAAGATGCAGGCGTAAAGAAATGTAAAGAGGAAATCTTGAATGATATTGACCGGGATTATTGGATGGAGCCCCCGGAGGCCATCTTATACGGCATAGCCGATGAAGTTCTAACTAAAGAAACATGGGGGGGAATGATAAAATGTTAATTTGTAATAAAGCAAACGAGTGTGATTATGGTATGTGTTTTCATGAAGAACCTCATGCACATATAGATTATTGCGATGCGCCTCGGGATGGTTATGTTGGTTGCCAATTCCCAGACAGTAAATGTATCGGGCGGGAGGATAAAATGACAACCCTATATGAAATCAATACCCGGAATAGCACTCCCCGTATGGAGACATGGTGGGAGTGTTATGTAGAAGGAACAGACGGCGGGAATCATTATCACCACTTGACTCTACAAGGCGCAAAAACAGAAGCCGAGAGATTAGCCCGGCTGACAGATAAACCAGTTTATATATTTGAATGTGTAGGTAAATGCAAATCAGATATTAAATGGGAGACCCCGGTATTATGGGAACCCCTACAAAAAAGCGTATCCTGGTAGACGTGGACGGAGTTATCGTAAGCTACGACTTCGCATCCCTGACCCTGAAATACTTCGGCGTCAGTATAGACCCCACCGAAATAAAAGCCTATAATCTGGCCGATGAGCTGGGCGTTTCCTCCAAAGAGATTGATAACATGTTCCATGACCAGGTATGGGGGCGACCGGATTTTATCAAGGGTTCCGTGGAAACAATGAAAGCCTGGGAACGCAGATACGAAATCATTATCTATTCCAACAGGGTTAAATACATGGGATACGAGGGGCTTGCTAGGTGGCTGATTGACTGGGGCATCCCCTTTGACGGCATAGACGGGGGTTTGGGCGAATACGAGTATCACATTGATGACAGGCCGGAGAAACTCTGCGATACCAATTCTAAGGTCAAGCTCCTGTTTACCCAACCCTGGAATATGAGGTGCAAGAATATCAAAACCAGGCTCAAAAGAGTGGATACATGGGAAGCGATAAGAGAGGCCGTATGTTAGATTACACAGAGCCTAGACCCTGCCGGATATTCAGGGCAACGGGGATTAAAGCACCCGCTAAAGGGGAGTGTGCGGTATGTCCATTCTCCCATTCCTGCCCGCAGGATATGCTGGATGATATTACAGCCAAGATAATGGCCATGCTTGGAGATTACTTTTATGAACGTAACCATACTTAAGGAAGAAGGCCATCCCTCATATATGACCGGAGGCGGGTGTGCCATATCTGAATTAACAGTAATCATAGACCCCTCTTTACCCTTGCCGTCTCAACGGGAAACAATAATCCACGAGATTGTAGAAGGGTTCTTGCCCTGCTTATCGCATGACAAAGTAGATGAATTAACCGAGATACTAAATAAAGCATTGGAGGAGTTGTAAAATGGAAAGGCACTGGATTTGTTATGTAAAGGGGACAGGCGGCGGCATAAGCTGCCCGCATAATCTAGAGATATCTGCCGTTGAGGAGGCGGAAAGGCTGGCGAGGAAGACAGGCAAGCGAGTCCACCTTTACGAATGGAAGGGAGTTTGCCGAGTTACGGCGCCGCCGGAACCACCGATAGCATGGGAAGTGGCGCAGGAAGCGTAAAATGGAAAGGCAGGAAGATAACCCGGATGATTACCTTGACGATGATATCGGGAAACACCGGAACGTAAAAAGAGGCCCGCAATATGAAATAGCCTGCATCAAGAATGTCATTGTAGACAAAGAGGCCAGGGGCATGGATGCCAGCTATGAGAGGGAACTATTAAAAGCATGGGCGAAACATCCCGGATACGAGGGGGCTAAACAAGCCCTCGCCAGTTGCGGGAAGCCCCCTGTAACGCATTGAGATGGCTGTTACAGCGCCTTAAAAGTTTTATCCGATGCCAGATACTCGGAGTATGGAAAACCTAGCAAGAGAGCCATCTGGCAGAAAATCATACAGGCCGAGTCGCATAACCAGAGTAATAGCCGTCAGGCTGCCTCTCAATGTATATTCCATATTAGAAAGGAGGGCAGGGAAACAGAAGATTAAACCATCAAGTTACCTCAAGAAGCTAATCTCAAATGATGCTTTAAGAAGGAGGTAAAACAGAATAAAAAAAGAGAGGGCAGGGAATCAACCCTGCCCTCAATCTTTTAAGCCCCTGAATAGGTCATTTATTTTTTAGCCAGTTCTCGCAATTCCCTTGCAGCTCAAGGTTTTTCACAATCCCAGACAAGATAAAGTGGATAACCTCAAACCTGATACCTGCGTAGTGCATCCGGGAAATAGTCTCAAGTATCTCCAGTTCAAACTCCGCAATCTGGTCTGCGTTGTCCATTTACTTATCCGTGTCTTTAGGCGGAGAACGTCTAAAGTAGAACTGGATTACCAGAGTAAAACCTACTGTGAAGAGCGCCCCCAGGATAAACTCGGAGATGTTTAGCAAACCTAATCCCTGCCCGATAGCCACCAGGAAACACCCTGAAACCACACCCGCAGCTAACCGATTATTAAATTTCATACACCCCCCTTAAAATATTGTCCCAACCGATACCCATAAGATTTGGTGGGGATACACCCTGTATGGGTCTTTCACGCTGTTGTTATCACCCTTGAAAGTAAAATACCTTCCCGTATTATCGTAGTTTGTTTCTATAATTCTATGGATAGCATACGCCACATGAGCCTTTGAAAAGTCCCAGGGTTCATCGTTCGGATTTGCCATAATCCTGTAGACAGCTATATCTCCCACCTGAAGATACTCAACTATTTTGGGCTTTCCGGCGAATAGCGTGTAACGTTCATTCAAAACTATACCTCCCCTAACATCTCGTAGAGTGTGGAAAACTTGACTCCGTAGTCCTTAATTTCCCCCAGTGTGGTGAATGGTAGTCGTTCCTTCAATGACCTGTCAAAAACAGGGCGGTGAAAGGTAGGCAGATTAGAGTAAAGCAGCTTTGCCCGTATCGCCTTGAACGAGTAGCCCCTGCCTGTATGATTGGTTAACTTCACAAGCCCTGCTATCGCCTCGGTGTAGGCGTTTGTTATCGGATGGTCCCACCATTAAGGGTCGGGGGTAGAGGGTGACCCTATGCCTCTATTCGCACAATCGCAATACCTCCAAGATATACTTGGCTATAAAGTATGTATAAGCCCAGGGGATAGCTTGGCTCAATCCATCTTGACCCATCCAATCTATGCCCATAGCTTCTTGTGCATCAGCTACACAGAAATTATGCCCAGCGACAGAGATAAGTCTAGCTCCATTTGCAAAAGAGCTAAACCCACTAGAAGAATTGGTGAATCCTGCCTTACCCTTGCAGGCGCAAGTAGCCGGTGCAAAGTTTATCTCGAAACCATGTAGCTCAAACCATCTATGACGGCGAACTTTCAAACCAAACATAGTCCCACATAGCATTATAGGATTTATAAGTTGATTTCTCGCCAGCGGCACATTCTCGATAACAAACGGCTTGCCGATTCCTAGTAAACGCTCACGGGTTGGTTTGATAAGGCGGGGATAGCCCGCTCTCAATATATCTCTTTCCGGTCTGCAAAGAATAGCCTGGTTATCTGCTTTGCATGGCGGACTAGCATGGTAAGCATCAAAGCCTGAAAGCGGATAGGTCAATGCGTCTGCTTGGTGAAACTCAAAGGGATAGTTAGGCTGTGGCTCTATATCAACGCCTATCACCTCAAAACCAGCTCGGTAGTAGCCCATAGAAGCGCCGCCTTCTTTACAGTATAAATCCAACAACCTCGGTTTCATTACTTCCATTCTACACACTGTTTGCCTATTTGTCAATACCCCTTACTTGCTATTTCAGGGGGGTATGTTCTATACTACTTGCCGAATAGCCCTATTTTGTTATGGTCTAATCCGGTTAATCCCGCTATCAGGAGATTATTATGCTCATGCGAGAAGTTTGGCAACATGGAGCCGGTAGACGGGTCTTTATATTCCGGGACTGGGGGTATCCAATGCCGGGGCAGGTTGCCCAGGGATAGTTGCCTCTTGACATCTTCCAGTAATGGCGTGACGTCAAGCCTGTTAGCAGCCTCAACGGACACCCAATCGGAGGGGCTAAGTTCTAAATTAGAGGGTCTATTGAAAAGGCGGGTTAGCCAACTCATAGTTTACCCCCTGAAGAAATTTAATATCAGGTAAAACACACCAGCGAAAACAGCCCCTATTCCCGCCCCTATTCCAACCCAACGTCTATCCCTGTTTTCAAGAGCCGTGATTCTTTTGGAGTGTTTACTTACCATATTACAGGTATCGTAAACAGTCAGGGCGGTAAATTCTGACAGCTCCCTGTCCTGCATGGTTTTAATCTTGCCCCTGAAGTCCATTTCATTGATTAAATCAAGGCCACCAGACATTTTTATGCACCTCCTCGTAGAGTCACTTCTTGCATGGGGATTTCTGGATTGCCCCTAATTAACCCCCGATAGTTGTCTCAAACCAGTCTTTGAAAGCCACCGTCCCTATATCTCCTATCTGGTAATACCAGTTGGCTGGCACACAGAAAGAGACTGGAACATCCAGTGTCCCCCCGCTCCCATTCAAATATTGAATAACAAGGACAGCAGGAGTAGCGTCGTTCTCTACATATATGTAGAACTCCTCGCCATTATCCACAGTAATCGTAACATTCACAAACGTAGGGTATGACGTGCTGGGTCTGTAGGCAGTATCTATCGCTCTTGAAGCCTTCACGTCCGTTTGGGTAGTTTTCAGGCCCGTGATATTCTTACTATTGACATCCAGGTCAGCCCCTCCCTTCAACTTCGTTGTAGTAATTCAGCCACTTCTCAATGTCGGGGTATATCCTGATGAGGAAAGCATAGAGGTCATAGATGCCGAATACCTCCTCATCTTTGCCCCTGCCGCCATACCAAATCCAGTTGAGACGTTCCTGCCACCAGTCAACCAGAGCACCCCATCTTACTACTGCATTGGCATCGGTGGCTTCCTCCGGTATGACTTCATCAAAAGCTGATGGGGCTGCGCCCTGAACCGCTTTCCTTTCGCCCTTGCCGAACGAGAAGCTCATGCGCCAAGTATTAGCGTTGGGATTATAAGACCGCCTTACTATGTGTAGATTGCCAGTCCTGCTATCGGACTGCCTGCTATCCGTGACCTTCACATAGTCCCATACCTCGGCCCCTACATTGATAGGCACGGAAACGGAGCCTCTTGAGGCAGCACGTTCCGCCTGGGAAATCAAGGCTTCAGCAATAGAGGTGGCCTGGGCATTGGAGACTAGCTTGCGTGAGACAAATTCAGACTTGGGAAGCAGGGCATAGCTAGCTGCGCTGGTGGCAGAACCTGTATACTGGTCGTCATCATCCTCGTAGCTAGAGACTACTACCTTGTTTGGTATCACAAGGGCCTCACGCTGGGACTTGCTGAAGAACTTGTGGTCAGCAGTTTCTAGGCTATATTCATAATCGTAGGTAGAACCGGTCGTGGTCGGGGTAAAGATGTGCATCTTGCCGTCATCTTCAAACCTCTTGACACATGCAGTATATCCGAGCAACCGGTTAATGACGCTAATCCTATTATCATTCTTTTGTATCCTGAGGGCATCCTTCGGGAGGTATGTGTCAATGAGAGAGTCCTCACTGTCATAGACAACCACGTATGCCGTGCAGTGGGCAAAGACATCAATACCATCGGCGATGTATTTGTAGCGATAGGCGCAATCCTCATCTGTGTGCCCCAAGTCGTCAGCACCGGCTGAAGCGTGAACATATAGCCCCCACTCGTTAGCCTTAACGCCGTAGGAGTTATAGGAGACGGAGACATAGTTGCTTGCATCTCCATCTTGATACTCACAATAAATCCAGACGCCGCCGGAGGGGGTAGAGCCTGCATAGGTTATCTCATGGTCTACTTTGCAGCCGAACAGGGTAGAGTTAGCTGTATCGGCCCCATCATCACCGGCATCAGCGTTTGCGGTTAAGGTAAGGCTTGTGTCATTAGTAATAGAAGATACCGTATACCAGCTTGTTCCGGTTGACTTCCTGATAATATCCCCTGCTTTTAATTCTGTTGAGAACGCAGTCCCTGAACCCGTTACAGCAGTAGAGCTACCATTGAAAGTAACCGTGCCCGTAAGGGTCAGCGTAGCCTCGCACCATGCGGGGGAAGTGCTTATGCTGGCAATCGGGAATACCTTGCTGGCCAGAATGTTGTTAGATTCAACATCTCTGATGACAAAAGTTACATTCGTTTCGGTAGGTAGGCCCGTCTTTTTGAGCCGGAAGGACACTTTGGTAATCAACCTGTCGGGGACACTCACCCTTTGCCCTACTCCGTCCAGTGGGTCGGCCTGAGTCCCGTCAAGGTCAACGTATCCGTCAGAGGTCGTCTGTTCCTCGGTAATCTCGGTGTCAACAGGCTGCCCATCCATTACCTCGGTTATCAAATCCTTGACCGTCTTGGTATCAGACCAGTGATGATTGTATTTTGCGCTGGCTTTATCATCCTCCATTTGGTTAGGGATACCCGTCATGGTTAGGTAGCAGAGCAAGGCGGAAGGGTCAGAGGACAGGCTTTGAGACATCACCTTGAGGGGTGCGCAGGCGGAGTATTCATTTCCGGCAGAAGTTACTAGCCCCCACTCAAGAACGGCATCCCACCCTTGTAATGTCAGGCTGGTAAAATATCCGTCAGAATTGTTGCAGACTACCTGGAGGACCTGGCTGTCCTCCCGTTCCTCATGGCTGGGTATCTGCCTTATGCGGTCATACTCAAGGACAATATCGGACTCACCAGCCTTTGAAAGCGTGAGGCGGGGGCGAGGTTCCAGGGACATCGTTTTCTGTTTTGCGTTGAGTGTAGACGATAATGTCCTCAATATCTAACCCCTTGAGTAACCCCGGCTTACTTTCCTTTTTACAATGGTCTTGAGTGCTGTCCGGTATTCAGCCTGTGCCCTGTCAACGTAAGCCTGATACTGCCTTATCTGGCTTCCCATCGAGAGGTATTGCTGGGACTCTCTGAGAAAGGCCCCGGTCTCGTTAGCCATAGCCGTAGCGTTCTGAATTTCCCGCATTGAGGTGGCTATGTAGTCCGCCTGTGGCCTCCCTCCAACGGCTATGGTATTGATGTGGGTTCTGGCAGTAGTCAGGTCTGTTATGGCTTGAGTAATCCTGCCAGCCATCTGCTCAATCGTGGAGTTATCAGTCAGCCTTTCCTCGGCGGATTTAATCAGTTCCTTTGTCTTGTTCAGCCACAGGGAAGCAGCTCTAGCCACAGAGCCTAACATGACAACGTGTTCCTCTTTGGCATCAAGGGTGGAAGTGGCGGCAAGGGTGTGTAGCTTATCGCAATAGATACGAGCCACGTAATCACGGTATTTGGTTGAGTCAAGAGTATCAGCACCGGCATCCCCGCTCTTAACTGTTTCCTCTAGGGTGAGAGAGGTATCGCTGGCGATGGAGTAAATTCGATACCACCTTGTCCCACCCGAAGGCATGATAAATTCTTCTGCGGCCAGTTCAGTGGAAAATGCGGTGCCGGAACCCGTCACCGTTGCGCTGCCCGAAGTGAAGGTAACTGTGCCGGTGAGAGTCCCCGCCTCCCCTGTATAAGGGAAGGCAGAGTCTATGTCAAGTTCAATCGTCTCGTTATCAATCTTCTCAAAGTTGCGGTATTCTCTGGGGGAACTGCCGACAGGATACTCTACCGTGTCTATCTCCAACAGATTTGAGATACCGCTAATGTCCAGCAGTTTAGAATTGGCAACAGTGAGAGCAGTCTCCACTACCTGGTAGGGCGCAACATCAGACACCTCAACGACTATCTGTTCAATAATATCTTCCAGTTCATCGTCGGTATAGTCAGTGGTTTTCAGGTCTCGCTTGACCGCAGCTACCATTTGCGTCATCGTTAAAGCCATGTTACGCCTCCGCTAGGTTTCACAGATTATATATTCAACCAGAACTGCCGCGGTATTAGCTTTGGCAAAAACGCTGGCGCTGTTATGCCTCCATAAAGCTATCTCGCCAGCCTTGAGCTTAATATCATACACGCCGGTTGTGCTTCCAATCTCAACGTAATTGGCCGAGTCTAGATTTATTGCCAGCACATAACCCGGCGTTCCGAGGTCAGCCCCCTGGGCTAATTCTTCTTCGCTAGTCCCTACGCTCTGGACTTCGTGCGTGAAAGCATCGCCGGTAATATCAATGAGGTCGGTTATCGCTCTAGTAACTTTAGCGCCGCCCTTACTGAAGCGCAGCTTAGCTGTTACCGAAAGCTCGTTGCTCATAGCTTATATCTCCTTCTGGGGGCTACACGGCTGGTTAATGTCGTGCCTACAGATTTCATATGTAGCTGTAACAGATATTTCCTCGTTATCAGCACCCTCATTTATCTTGACAGAGTAGGACTTCCACTTCTGGATTTTCTTAAAATAGTCAACAATGATGTCCTGAAGCTCGGAAGGCAGAGCATTCTTAATCTGCACTGGCGTTGCGTTATCTGGTAAGTCATTTGCCAGTAGTATTGCTGTGTCTTGCTTTATTCTCAGGTATGGCATTATTAATACCTCCATTTGGTTGACATCTGGTGATACTGTATTTCCGGCAAGGTAAGTGTCCGGTTATATATCAGGAATTCGCCAATCTTACCAGTCAAGTATCCAGTGGTAGATGGACTTCCCGCCGTGCTGACATAGTTACCCAGCATTAACCTTGAACTAGACAGGTCAGCAAACGTAGTAGAAGTGCTATCGGGGGCGAGTTTCTGCACACCATCAACATAAGCAGACTTACCAGTGGCGTCAGATATTACAGCAAAGTGGTGGAAGGTATCCATAGTAATCGTGCCAAGATTATTGGCTATGTTAGCATCGTTTATATCATCGTAAAGCTGTAGGGTTGGAGCTGACTGCGGGGTGATAACATTTAGCTGTATACGGTCGTTAACAGCCCCGCCATAACCCCAGATGCCTATTGTCGCATCACCTTGTGTCTGCGTGGAGTTAGCATAGAACCAACCCATCACGGTAACTATCGGAAGTTGAAATACCGTTGTAGCATTATTAATGATGTCATCCGTTCCATCAAAACTCCTGCCATCTGGCCTCCAGGTTGCGCCGGTAATCAGGTAGAGCCGGCCATAGTGGTCATCTGACATGAAACTAGAGCCATCATGCTTGGCAAAGTCAGTGTTGAATACCAAGGAGGGGTCAACAATAGGGCTTCCGGCATTATAATTATATCTCATGCCACCCCCTTATGTAGTCGGATAGACTATTTTCACGTAGCTGGAACTCTTTGTCTTGCCCTTTGCAGTCTCTCCACCGGCACCACCTGATTTTATTACCAGGCGCACATCTATCGGCAGTTGGTCTAGTAACCCTGCAACAGCCTCAATACGCCCGGAGTAGGTGTATTCTGCTAGGGCAGATGCGTTGGCAGCACGGGTGACTTCCGTGTGTAAATCCTGATATGTCCCACCCTTGTTCCTTGCCTGCCACTTGAACAGAACGCTCTCCGTGGTTGAACTGGACTGTATAGAGCAGGTTAAGCCAACCTCCAGTTCAAAGAACTTGACCGCGGGTCTGGGTTCAATGGTAACTGTCTCCACTGCCTCGTAATCATCGGTAGTGGTAGTATGCAGGTCTGAATACTGCACACCATCGGATGTCAAGTCTCCTTTCCCAAACGGGTGTTCAACATGTTCCATCACTAGTAACGACATTTTATTCCTCCCCTACTTTACTTTCGCAGAAGTCTTTTAGTTGTTCTTCTGTCATGCTCTCGGCCATACTAGCCGCCTCCTTGGAAAAAGAGGCGTTAGTCTCGCCACGCTTAATGCTCAAGGCAATACAAGATAATCGCCTCTGTGTTTCCGAAACTGCCGGGCTCATATCTCACCCCCTACTTGTGTTTCCTCATGTGTGACTTTAACCCGAACTCCGACTTGCAAACCCGCCCGCAGGCTTCACACTTAAACCCCCCGTCTATCTCTGCGGGGGAGTCTTCGGCTGTCTCCGTGGTCGCTGTAACGGCCTCTATAGGTTCTTCCTTGACTTCCGCTACCCGTGGCTCGTCAAGCGGCTTAAAATTCTTTGGTGATTTCTCCATTGCTTCGGGTAATTCGTATATATCACCCTCCCTCCACAGGCGGTCGTTGACGTAGCAATCCCTTAGTGTCAGATACCTCACCTTACCTCCTTCCAAAAGGCTACATATTTCTCTATATCAAGAAGCAGGCGTTCCATAAATGCCTGATACCTTGCTTCTTTTCGTGCATCATCTTTGGGGGCGTCACCGGGATTTGTCCTGATAGTCTCATATCGTTTCATAAGCCTATCGTGGTTCACTCTGATTTCGGCTTCTATCTGGCACCGAATGTCTAATGGTATCTTGTCCCATAATGGAGAGTCCGGTCTGTTCACTGCCGGAAGTTCCCAACCCCTCAACAGCATCTGGCCCACGAACCAGTCCATGAATGTCTTGTAGAGCGAGTCAAAGCTGTGCTTCATAATAAAGTAGTTATAGAATTTTACCAAAATATTGAATAGCCACCTGAATATCGGGGAATAGGGCTGGCAATTAAAGTGCCTGAAGAAGTCATCCCGGATATCAAGCAGAAGACGGGAGTTATGTTCAAAGACATTATCCTTCGTAGGCTCCGGCATTTTCTTTATTGACCGGTATATCCTGATTAGCTCTAGCAAATGCCAGAAACGAAGCCTGTGTTCACCGGACAGACGTATGAGCACTTTGGCGGGGTTTTGCACGTTCTCAACCAGGTAGTTCTGCCATTCGGTTGAGCAGTAAATTGACCTCATTCCCACGCCTTTACTGCCCTTTCAAAGTCAGTTAGTATCCTGTTTATAAACTGCTCAAACCGGCTGGCTTTATGCTGTCTGGCTTCAGGACTGTCACCCAACTTTTCCTCAATCACCTTGAGCCTGTCCTGCAAGATATTATACGAGTTTTTAATTGAAGCTGAAAGACTTTCCCTCGTTTCAGGCTTGATAGTGTGCCATAACTGGGAAGACGGCCGGTTGTGTCCAGGGAACTGGAAACCCCTGCGCAGCATCTCCCCTAGAAACCAATATGCTAAACCTTTATAGAATTGGTCGTAGTCAATTTTGGAAGCGCAGAAGTTGATAACAGGGTCAAGCACATTCTCATAGCTCGCAAGGAACCCGAAGGACAGATGCTTTTTAGCATCTTCCCAGATGTCAAGCAGTATTGCAGTATTGGGGTCGGATACCTTCCCCCTCTCAAGTTTGGGAAGTTCCTGTATCTCTTTCAGCAGGGTAATCAAGACCTTGGCATCATCCTCTGAAAGCTTTCCCAACCCTATTTTCCTTAGAACAAACTTCAGGGGCTCTTGTATGCCTATCATTTTCTTTACCCAACCACCTCCGTAGAAGCCCATTATGATATTCTCCTTAGAAAGTGGGGGCAGATTAATCTGCCCCCACTACCACACTAGGTTGCCGAGGTCAGCGGCACTTTGAACTGAATATCAATGGTGAAACTAACATCGTCCGTAACATCGTCAAAGGTTACATTGATATAGTCTCCGGCGGAGAGGGCATACGGGGTTGTCAAGCTATTAACATCAGACCCGTTCAGGTTATCAGCACAGGAGTCAATAACATCTGTGCCACTCCCATCAGTCGCCCCATCAACAATGTCTATCCCCAGACTTGTCCCCAATGCGGCATTGGTGAAGTAGACAACCCTGACAATAGTTCCCGCACTCCATAGCTTTGTGAGCTTAACAGTCTCGTTGTCAAAGTCATTCGTGTTTCCCGTTAAGATGATATGCTCAATGGTATAGACTTCAGAGTTGAGCATCGCTTTCGTGACAACGCTGCTTGCAATCTTACCTGCCGCAATATTGCCGCTGGTATCTGTGAGCGGGTAGGCCCGGAAGTTGGAGCCGTCAAAGTCAACGTATGCATCCTCATCCGTGCCGAAATAGAGCTTGATAGAGTCCAGGAATGTCTGCTGGGACTTAAAAATTCCCTTCCATTTAGTGAATACTGCCATGACAAAAACCTCCTTTAGTTCTTGACAGGGGGAGAGATTAATCTCTCCCCCTGACATGGCTTATTTTATTTTACTTACGGGTTCAACGGTGACTGTAATGCCACAAATGCGCTTACAGTTCCTGCTGTGGTGGTAGCAGCGCCAATGGTATACTTGAGGCCGAGATACTGCTGCGTGATGATGCCAGCGGGGAGTGGGATGACAAGTATCTTGCCAACACCTATTTGGGTATCATCATAGGCAAAGGCTTTTGTGCTTAGAATAACTACCGAGCTGCCATCAAGGGTAGCATCTTCCTCGTCAATCACTTCAAACTTGACAGTAGCGGAGCCCGCAGACGTGAAGGCCGCATCTATGCAGATTACCACGTAGAGTGGAGTGCCGGAGCCGATGTCCCCCACTACGCCGCTCAGATTGATAGCATTGGTTGAGTAGTAGCTACCAGCGGTCTGGCTCAAGTCCTGGCTATCGCTGAGTCTCAAATCTTTATCAACGTACATTTTATCCTCCTTATCCTTTATTTTTACCTTAGCTTACCGTTGCTTCCGCCACCGTGATGTTATCGCAGACCCGGATTGGTGCGTCAAGGAAACTGACAATCGGCTTACCGGCCGGGGAATCAATCGTCAGGTTGACGTTGCTCTTATTCTGCGCCTGTTTGTGCAGGAACTTGGCGACCGTCTTGTTGCAGTAGATAAAGGTTTTTGCCATATTCCCCAAGTCAACTGACGGGCGGGCATAGTAAGCATCGGTCATCTTGTCCAGAAGGTCAGCGCCGGAAGCCGCATCGGCAGTCAGGTCGGAGTTGTCAATATTGCAGATGCGGATAGCGTAGCGATAGTCCAGCAGGGCAAGGCCGAGTTTCCACTGGAACTTGGTTACAAAGGCAGTGTAGAGCAGTCCGGCCGAGTCGGTAACGAGTTGCTTACCCATGTCTTCAGAGGTCAGTCCAGCTGTAGTGCCTTTCGGGTAAATCAGGGAAACTGTTTTAGGCCCCCAAGTGATAATCCAGACGGAGGTATTGTCAGAATCGGAGCCTCCGCCCGAAATTATCTGGCTGGCATAATCCCCCGTAGTGGAGTTGTAGCGTGGGGAAAGCCCCTGTATCTGTTCCGGGTCGGTTCCCTGATTGCCATAGAATATTGCCGTAGCTGCGGTGCTGTTAAGCCCCATGACGAAGGCATCATCTTCCGATGCCCTGAAAGCAGCTTCGTTCCCGCCGAGTGCGGCAACGTCAACGTCAACCTTGCTGTAGGCTTCAAGAATACCACAGACATCATCCCTCTGCACGGTGGTGCTTTTCTCTGGTGAGACACCGTAGTTCAGAAGCCTCCATGAACCGGTGGGTTGAGTCGCCCTCTGGGTGCTGCGGTGTCCGGTGGGCAGGTTTCCCTCCAGAACATTGGCATCGGCGAGAATGGGGTTAGAGGCTGCCAATACCTCAATTACCTGGTCAATTCCGCCGCCGGGCTTCTCACGTTTCGCATAGTCAAGTAAAGTCAAATAGGTAGAACCTATTGCAGTAGCCATTTAACTTAATCCTCCTTTAAGGTTATTTATACATAGTTGGATAGCGTGCCTTGAGACCATCTTCATCAGTCCCGCCCCCGATTGTCCTGCCAGAGTCACCCTGCGGGATTTTCTTTTTATCCCCTTCGGGCTGACCGGCCAACGTTTCCGCCATCTCGGATATTTGCTCATTGGTAGTAAGCCCTAATTTCTGGACTTTCTCCTTGAGCTTACCGATGTCAACGTGGTGCTCTACGGCTGCGGAGACTATCGCCATTTCGGTCTTAGCCTCTTTAGCCGCAGTAAGTTCGGCAGCGTTCTCGTTGGCCTTCCTGTCAACTTCTCGCTCTTTGGCTAATATAGCAGCCTCTTTTTCTCTGAGGGCCTTCTGCTTCTGGTAGAGCTTCAGCGCATCCGGGGAGCCTTTGGCATCCTCTTCGTCAGCCTCGTCAATCCTTCGCTGGATTTCGCTCATCCTGTTTCTAGTCTCGGTTAGTTCCGAATCCAGTTTGGCTTGCGAGGTTTTGTAAGACTCCGCTTCGGCCCTTGCAGCCTTTAGCTCCCGGCCAGCTTTAGCCCTTTCGTCAGAGATTAGTTTCTGCACCTGCTCCCTGGTAAGAGTTTCGGGTATGTCCTGTGAAGTCCCCTCAGTTCCCTGAGAGGTCTGCCCAACAGTTCCCTGCTGAGGTTCGCCCTGCTTCGTTCCCTTTAGGTCGTCCATTGTGTAAAGCCTCCTTCTATTTCGGTTTCTGTATTCCTTTTTCTGCTCCCCTAGCTTCTTGTTCGGCACGTTCCTTTGGGGTAAGTGTAGTGCGCCTGCGCTTCTCTGCAATGGGGGTAAACCCCTTCACATCCGCCAACCACTTATCAAGGTCTTTGTTATCCCACCGGAAGTCGTCTTTTGCTACGCTGTCAAGGGAGAGATACGCAACATATTTTGCCCAAACTTCACGGGTGGGAACATTGGAGAAGTCCCTTTCCTTTAGCCCAAAGTGGTCAAGGTAAATGTCCGCATAGAAAGCGGGGTGCTCCTGAAGATACCAGTCATCCTCATACCAGATTTCACCTTCAGGCCAATCGGCAGGCGTTCCCTCTCTAATCAGCATTATCCAGTCAGCATAGCGGTTGACGAAGTTATCCTGCACAAAGGATTTGTAACCCTCCATCATCACCAAATCACGCTCGGTTTTATCAGGCTTCTCAAGCAGGTCATCATACTTTTCAGACGGCACTTTATCAGGAACTTGAACCCCCATATCTTCAGCCAGCTTGGGGTTCTCTTTCAGCATCCGCTCTCGCCGGTATCCCGTAACCGGCAGTTCCCAATATTCTACGAATGGCTCTACGAGCTCATCGGCAAAGCCCTTTTGATATGCCTCTCGCCTGCGCCTGTCTTTGCGGTAATCCTCATTGGCTTCAAGGTAATCAGTCCTTGAGGTTGTCGGCAGGGCGTTGTATTCAGTGTCCTGCTCCGCCCACTTAACATCAATTCTCAAGGCGGGGACATTCCACTTTAAGCCATCATCAGTAAGTAGTTCATTGTCTAGTGCCCACCTGTAAACTTCTGGGTTATCAGTAAGCCAAACCTTTTCCTCGGCATTAAAGCCAGTAACTCTGTCGGCTATCCGCCCATGCTCTACCCATAACTCAGCCACGTTGTCATCAGCCTTGTTCTGATATGCCTCAATGCGGCGGATGTCAGCAGCGAACTCAGCATTGCCTATTCTGAATTGCCTCTTATCTTCAACAAGCTTATATTCGTCCCAGGTCTCTCGGTTCTTTACAAGAAGTTCCAATGCTTGCCTCGGAATATCTATCGGGTTGCGTCCCAAAAACTCCAACAAGCCGTTATCATCCAGTAGAAGTAATTGAACCTCCCAACTATTAGCAGAGCGTTCTTGAAGTAAATCAAGATAACTAAAGTAATTATCTATTGAGGCTTCAGGCGGTAATGTCTGTGGGGGGAGACCATCATCGGGGATGTCAAGTTCTTCAACCAATCGCTTAAATTCATTATATGCTTCTTTGGTAAGTATCTTAGCTTGTCCCCAGATAGCGAGTAGAGCGTTCTCTTTTGGGTTAGACACAAGCCAGTCCCTTTGCGGGTTGAGAGATAGTTCAGGATTGTCCTCCACAAACTGCTTCTTCTGTTCATCATCAAGGCGGTTATATTCTCGGAGTAGTTCTAGTTGCCTGCGTGAGAGAGTATCAAAGGTCTCATTCTTGGCAATGCCATCTTTCCAAGATTGATAGTATTGCTCAAAAGTAACCCCTTCCCTCAAGTCAGGCTTTATCTCGTATATTTTCTTATTCGGCATATGAGCCATTGTATTTTCTACCTCTTTAACCTGAAGATAAGAAGTAGCGCGTGAGTCTATATCAGTTAGCTGTGCCAATTCATCAGGTTTTATCGCCTCAAGGATATTAGCTAATTTACCGTGCAGAGTTCTGGTAGTGTAAATGTCCGGATTCTCCAAAGACAACAACGGCACATCATCAATCAGTTCCCCCAACCTATTGACTTCGGCGTTGATAGCATCTTGCAATACCATCGGCTCTTTACCGAGCAGAAGGTCAAGCGCTTTCTGCGCCGTTTCGGTTTTGAGAATATCAATCTCATCAATAAGCCGACGCTTCTCATCGGGACTCATATTTTTGTCCTTAAATATCTCATCCTGCTTTTTGCTAAGTTCGCTCATGTCTCTGGCGACTCTGCGAAGAAAACGAGCGGAGGCTGAGTAGAACACGCCCTCCTTTTCAGGACCATCAGGGAACTGGTAAAAGAACAGGAGTTCGGGATGCTTCGCTTTGTAATCCTCAAACTTCTGTTCCTCATTGAGCTTGAGCATTTCCTTTAGATATTGTTCGCCCTGCTCATATTTTTCAAGAGTATTGTAAAAAGTTTCAATCGTCTGCCCTGATGAGCCGTAGGGGTTGCGGACTACAAAGGCTTTAGTTACCGGCAAATCAGCCAATGTCGGAGATGGTTGCGGTATGTCAGGACTGATACCAGTTCTCTTGAGAATAATATCCAGACTATCTATCAAATAACTGCCAAGCCCAGCAGTATAGCCGCTTAAAAGATTGTCTAACTTTGCTGGCGATAACTGCAACAGTTCACCTAGTTTCTTTGATACCTCCGAAGTATAGCGGGTATATTGAAGTTCGGGGGGCATTTTCCCACGACTCGCCGGGACAATAGGCCCCCCCCTAAAGAAACTATAGTTTGTCATCCATTCAATTATAGGCTCTGCTATTGTTGGAATGTAGCCGGGATTGCCAGCTTCGGCTAGATTCAGAAGCGCATCCTTAAAAAGTTCCGGGTCTTTATTATCAAGCCACTCCATGAATCGCTCCGGCAGTGAGCCGAAGATAATACCTAGCTCAAACGGCTTGGGTATGCGGTAGATATTGTCCGGTGTCAGGATAATCCAGAATAAGTCTTTCTGCCATTGAGGGATTTCTTTCCACCTGTCATCATCACGGTTGGCTAGATAAAGCAGGATTGAAGGTAGAGTAATACCCATAAATACTTTGGCTGAGGTTCTTCCCGGATGCTCCTTGAATGAACTTAACATCCGCCCCCAGCCACGAATATTAGCGTTCCAGAAAGCTATCATAGTATTGATGGCTTTAGCAGTAGTACCCATTTGAGAGAAGTCAAGAGTTACAGCCCGTGCAGAATAACCCGCCTCTAATGGAGTAGCCCCCCTACGGATACCAGCTTTGAACTCACCAAGCCTTGTGCCTTTTTCGCCGAGTTCGCTGATGATTCTCAAAAGTTCCATCGGGTGTTTCACATAAGTTAGAGCATCCCTGCCAGACATTAGTTCCTTCCATGTCTTTTGCAAGTAATCTCTATCCATTGAAACCAGCATAGAGTGTTCTGCCCCTGATTGCCTGAATAAATGGTAATCCGCATCTTTAGATATAATACTAGCCAACCCCCTCAGGAAATCTATACCAGGAATGAAGCCATAATTTGAGTAGGCGAAAGCTGTCATCTGGTCTCTGGCAGGGTTTCTCACCATGAAGTCGGGGCTTAATGTAGCACCAGCACGAAGCCACCTGGCGGGGGCGCCGAGTATTCTGCCGAGCATACCGATTGATTCCCTGTCAAGGTGAAGCAGCGCTTCCCTTAAATCAGCATCAACCTTGAAATACTTTTTCTTACCATCAATCAGGACTGTAACCTCATCGCCTTTGGTGAAGAATGAGGGGCGGAATATGTCTATCACTGCTTCCGCATCGGCATCGGTCATCCCCTCAATCTCAACCCCAAGTTCTTTTGCAGTTATGCCAGCCACTCTTGCTATCGGGGTTTTCACCCGCTCAAAGACTTCAGTTACCTGCGGGAATTTGTCAGCAAGGTTCGCCAGCATAATGCCAACCTGATTGCGCTCCGCAGCATCCATCAAGACATATGTATTCTTAACGATGCTTTCAAGTGGATTGATTATCTCACGCTCGGAGCCTTTAATCTTTTTAATCGGCTGGGCTATGTTTGCCATCTTCTTGCCCATCAAGCCTTTTGCTTGAAGTTCATTGAACACACGATAGAATGGCACGTAGCTACCATACTTGCGAAGTTTAGTAAGCATATCCTCGCTGATTAGCCCCATCTCACGGCTATAGACAAGCAGTCTGTCCTGATACTGATATATTCTATCAGCAAGTCCGGGGAAGTTAGAGTATTTAGCTTCAAGGGCAGCGAGAGCAGCGGCAGATTCAGCCTGGCTGATACCAGTCTTAATATCACGCATGGATAATTCAAAAGCTCGTTTAGCGACAAGGTAAGTTGAGAAATCCCGCCATACTTCGGGGTCTTTAGCTTCCTTAAGGATATTCTCAAGGGACTCGCCAGTGAAATTAGGCTTAGCTTTCCCCTTTTCTACTTTCCAAAACTGCTTGCCGAATGTGCCAGTCTCAAGGAATGTGTTAGTTTTGCCGGTGATACCCCTCTGAAGCCTTGCTAGCAAGTAGGGATTTTCATCAATGGATAATTCAACGCCTTGCTTTTTAAGTTGGTCAGTTAGCTTCTTAATGGCGAACAGGTCATCAACCATCTTGACATTGAACTTATGCCAACCACGTCTTATCTTGTCAGTGAAGCCTTCTTGCTCGGGCTCAAACTGTATTCTGTCATGGACTAGCCTTACAGCATCCCCCTGTGGAGGCGGGACTGCGGGTTGCTCTGGCACAGTAGGAATTTTACCAATTGCTTCATTGGGGGGTTGCAGCCCAAGTTCAGGCATACTAGGTTCGGGGGTGGGAAGTTTTTCAATGTTATATCGCCCAATCTGTGATTTTTCAACAGAAGTTCGGCTACCATCAGGCCACTCAACAAGAAACGCAGGTTCCCCTGTTCGAACCATTGTAGTCTCATTGACTATCTTCCCCATAGGCTGACCAGGAACAGGCGCTGTAACAGCCGTCTCACGGGCTACGAGAGGCTTCTCGGCCATGATGCCCGCCGCCTCTACCTCATCAAACACCTTGTCAGTGATATTATCTTTAATGTCTTCGTAGACAGGGTTGTCACTCGCCTCTTGTTTCAGTGACTGTTTTATCCTGTTGACAGATGATACGCCTATCTGCCCGACTCCACCGAGTATAGTCGTCAACAGGAATGTCTGCGGGGCAATCTCCTTGAAAGCCTCTACCCAACTTATTTTGCCTTCACGCAGCCCGGCCTGAACTTCTATATCAGATTGCCCCTTCTGGGTTATCGTTTCAGTCAAAAACTCCTCTCCGTATAGAGAGGCAAGTTTAGCTATTATTCTGACGGCTATTGATTTCCCTACCATTCTTCCTAGCGGGGCAGTCAGTATCTTGGCGAAAGCCAGATTGCTGATAGCCTCCGGCACGGCCTCCCACAGGCCATACTTAATCGCCAGGTTAGAAAAGTCCTGCTTCAACTGCCCTTCTTCCTGAAGGGTAATTTCTCTCCCCAGTGTAGCCTTCATTTCCTCATTCTTGGCTTCAAGGTAAATCTGCATTATCTGATAGCTGCTCATATTGAAAGCGACGGCGCCGGAAGCTGCCGTGCCAGCAGTCCAAGCTGCTATTCTGGATAACGGTGTTGGTTCTGGTATTAAAGCGATAGGGACGCCGACAGCTAAACCTGCACCCATAGAAGTCAAGGAGAAAGACATGGATTGGGGCAAAGTGGCCAGGTCACCCAGGGGAATAGGCAGGCGGATACCAGAATATTTTTCGGTAACATCATTGGCAAATGCGTTTATATCCTCATTGGCTTCGCTGATTAGATTGTCAGCCCAATCTTTATTTACGGCACTTGCCCCCCAGTACCCCTGGGTAGCGCTAAGAATAGATGCGGCTAACTGCCTGGGGAGCTTGGTTAATGACTCCCCGAATATCTTGAATACATGCCAGTAATTTCTGCCAGTTTCAGTAGTTAATCGCCATTGATTAAGTTCTCCCTCATAACCCTTGGGATACCTTTTGTCAAGTTCAGATTTGGTTATGACTTCGCCTGTTTTGACATTTTCCCATTCCGGCTCTGGTTGCAATACTGTCTCCGCACCAACTGCCTGCGCCTCTGCGAAGAACTCCTGCACGGTTGCTTCGGAAGCCCCCAGCGCCTTCAGCAGGTTCTCCGTTTCCGATGTCCTGCCTCTTTGCTGGAGCATGGTTACAAAGTCGGATTGGAATTTATCATCGGTTTCAATATTGGTAAGCCACGTATCAACAATGCCTTCGCCAAGCTGTTCATACTCCGGGAAAACATCAAAGAAAGCCCGATTGAGATTAGCCCTGCGTTCCTCAAGTGGCGCAAAGTATTCCTGCACCTGGAGAACAAAATCTTCTATAGGGATATTCGCATACTGCGCCCTGATGTCCTGGGGAAGTTGAGGCAAGATGGTTTGTTCAAATTCTCTCAGGTCAGTCTGTCTCTTTTGCTCCAATTCCTCTGGCGTAAACAGTTCATTGGCGGGAGACTTCAGGAACCCCTCATCAGTAACCTGCCACCCTTCGGTAGTCATTGTCTCCGGTAGTTCAACCCTTGTAGGGGGGATTTTCTCGGCAGGCGGGATTTCAGAGAACCGATAGCCTTCATCGCCAAGCTCTACACGTAGCTGCGAGCCTTCGCCGATTCCCATCTCAAGCCCGGCATCTCGCAGAAAGTCGGGGGTAAAGAAGACCTCGCCAAGTTCGGTTAGCCGCCTCTGCACTCCGGGCATCTCGGTCAGCTTGCGGAACTGCATAGTCAGCTCATCTTCAGTTTCTATCTCTGGTTCTTGAGGCACACGGATAAGTTTAGGCTTCCGTATCCCCCTCTCTGGAGTGAAACGCTCGATGCTGGTTGGCATTTATAGTTTCTTTCCCTCTTTAGCACAGATTATATGCCAGCAAAGCCTGAGGCGAGCTTTAAGCGGCCACTGTCCCACGGCTTTAATATACTCAATCCAGTTCCGTTTGCTGTATTTTCTAATCTTCTTGGAGACTCTGCCGTTCATCACATTCCCCTTGCCTTCAGGTCAACTTTCTGTCCGTCAGTCATCTTGGCTCCAGGAGCACGCCTCTGCCTGGCTTTTTGCATAAGGCTCTCCATAGTATTTGGAGCAAGCCCCTGTTGTATCGGGGCAGTCATCGCCGCACGGACACGGGAATTTATTTGTTCATTTGAAAGTCTGGGCATTTTTATTCCCCTCCGGTTGCCGTCTGTCTGCGAACCACAGACTCACGGCTTTCACTTCTTTCCTCTAACTCATCGGGGGTAACTTCTTCTTCACGCTCCGATTGGCTACCACCGCCACCAGCCATAAGGGGAACCATCGGCTTTGATGAACTACCCTCTGTTTGCTTGCCTTCCATATTCAATCCTGTAAGCTGCCCCGCAGCCCTTTGCCGCAGGATAGTCTCTAGCTGTTGGAGTGTAAGTTCAGACTTCAAATAGAACTTCTCCTGTTCTTTCTTATCATCCAGCGAGTCTCCCCTGTCCCTGTAAGCGTAAACCTGGTCGTAAAGGACATTCCCCGCATCCATTCTGTCCGCCAGCTCCTGTTTTTCCATCGCTAACTCACCGGCTACATCCTGGACTTTCAGGGTATTGGTCAGGATACTCCGCCATGAAAGCCCCAAAGCCCTCTGCTGCTGGGCAACGGCGGTGTTGGATATATCCTGCTCCGGCGAGGTCGGCGTGAAGTCGTAGAAGATAGCGAACTTCTTGTCAATGTCTTTAGTATCATATTCCCTTTCCAACCCCGGCTCCCCAAGTTCAGCTTTAATTCCACCCTTAACATATTGCCGTAACAGCATCTTGGCCGTCTGGCGGTAGTAGAGAGCCATATCGTGCAGTCTCATCATTACTATGGCATCCCTTGTTCCCATCATCTTTGAAATTGCTACCGCTGACAAAGGCATGGTGAGCGTGCCGTATTCCAGGTTGGAGAAGGTAGCCCTCTGAAGCGCCGATAGTAGAAGATACTGCAAACTCCGCGAGGCGTTCTTAATATCATTTATAGGCAGGGCCTTATAACCACCGCCCTTTTCTACCGGTATGACTTTTCGTGTGCCCCTTATCGGCTGCTCCGGCTTCTTCGCCTGTTCCCCCATTTCGCTATGATATTCCCACCCGCCAAGGAAGGACATCATATCAAGAGTCGTGAGGATAGAGGCGTGGCGGTTTATTTCAGGATAGAGGTCTCTGACAACAGCATAGATGCTCTCGCCACGATACTTGAAAAAGTCGTCATCCATGAGCATGGGGCCAGTTGCACTTTCCACAACCACATAGGGCACATAGCCGAGAGTGTTTTCCGCCTCCCATATTTTCTTGCCAGCCACGTAAGTCTCCAGCACTTCCGTATCAGCAAACGGCTGAACGGGAATATTCTTTCCGGCTGGTATCTTCCCCGCAGCACTGGGGTACTCGCTTTCAATCATGGCTTTGGTGCGGAAGAACTTTGGGGAAGCCCAAAGCAGCCCGTCAGCACCGAACTCGTAGACGGTATGCCTCGCATCGCAGGGGATAATGTCCGGCACATAAGTCCCGCCAACTTCCCTGAGTAAGTTTTGGGTTATAATCGTTCCCCTGATACAGTCCTGTTCAATGATAAATGGTTTTAGTATTCTTGACCCTTTAGCCATAAGACGGACATCAACACTGGTAAACAGGTCATCAATGCAGCCTTCAATCAGGGCGGTTTCCCTGTCAGATAGCCCTTTACCTACGACTCTTGACTGCATGTGAGATGAGTTAATAATGGCAAACACCTTCTCCGCAAACATCCTGGGTTCCGGCATGGTAACACTGATGGCATCAGGAATACTCTTTGAGTTCTCATCCTTCAGGGTGTATTTTTCCAGGATATAAAGCGCCCTGTCATTCGTCTGGCGGGTGAAGCGGCCACTGAATATTTCTTCCATCTCTTTGATTTTAGCTAAATTATCTGCCATATCTTAGTCCTCTATAAGTCCCAGACTTGCCCGGCCCCCGTCCTCAATATCTGCTTGGGTAACATTACCGTCGCACCATACCTCATGCAAGCAGACGCCAGGTGATACTTAGCCTCATCCTTTATCTTGTTCAGAGGCTTTTTTGTCTGCGGGTCTATCTCCCACATCATGTCATGTATCTGCCCCAGGAGTTGGTGCAAGTCCTCAAAGACATAGAACTGGTTTTGTTCCACAATAGCCAGAAGCCTGTCTATCTGCAACTTGACCCTCGTTATCTCCGGGGCCATGATATTCCAGCCAAGCCTCCGGTATAACTGCCTCGTTTGTTCCTCGGTAGTTACGTTCCCACCTACCGCCCTCTCAAGCCTCAGTCTGAGAGTCCCGTCATCCTTCCTCCCCATGATGTCCTTGTAGTTCTCAATATGCCTTTCCGCCGATGAACCTGACCCAGGCACATACTCGGCAAAGGCTACATAATCACCCACCCTTAAATAGTTCGGGGCTTGCGGGGGCAGGGGCAACCTTACCTGTGCCACGAACAGCGCCGCATGATTGGCCTCTCCGAAGTCGTGAAACGTAAGCACCGGCCAGTTATCGGGTATGGGAAACCTTTTAATCCTGGATAAAGTATCATCAAACTTCCCGTAAACCAGCCAGCTTTGCTCAATCTCATCATCCTGGGCTAAAATCTCACGGCGGTAGGAGTCATCCGACATGTCCCCACTGGTAGTCAGTTCCTTCAACGCTTCCTGCGATAGATACGGATTATCATAACTAGTGAAATGGAATGTCTGCCACCTCCCCGTTTTATCCAAAAGAGCTTTGTTGAATAACTTGGTAGCATGCCGCGGGTCTTTGGCCTTGCTGATACCCTCTGACTTCAAGGACGGCGGCGTGAAGATAAATATCGCCGTGCCGTTAGTGTCTAGTAACATCGGCTGAACTACGTCCTGCCACGCATCCTCATTCCATAACTGGTACTCTTCCATCGTAACAATGTCACCCCAGTCCCCCCTCATCGTAGATGCGTTCCATGCAGTCTTCGCCTTTATCCTTATCTCTGTCCGGGGTATCTCTATAATATGCTCCGTCTCATCCTTCTTAAATGCTCCAGCCTCTATCCCAGGACTTAGGGCATTGACTACCTCAAACCAGAACTTCCCCACCTGCTCCGTAGTCGGCGCCGCATATAATGACCGCTTGGGCTTCGTCCTTCCTGTATTGTCACATAATACACACCCCCCTCCCATACAAGCCCAGCATTGACCAAGAAATGACATCACATGCTTTATAGCTACCCCATACGTCTTCCCCCCCCTCCGCCCAGCCTTTACCGCTTGCCTTAAGGCTACACTCCGAACAAACTCATCCTGCTTGCCTTCGTATGGCTTCGGTATCTTGATTTTTACCTTAGTTTCTTCTGCAATCAATTGATGGCTTTACTTTCTGATTTTTACCCATAAAACTTTGGGGCATCAGTAAATCCCAGCACACAGGTGATAATTGGACACCGGGGGTATCTCCCCCACTCGCACCAAGGGCGCACAATAAAGGTTACGTCAACCCAGGCACGAATTGCGGCCCAGGGCCTCCGGGTTCCCGGCGCAGACTTACTCCCAAGCCGGGACTGTGTGTGCCTGTATGCCCCCCTGGGGCATTATTCCCCATATTACGCATGAATGTCTGCATCCGGCCGGTGGGGAAAGTTACTATTTGAGTGTAATATGCCCCCCTCCCTTGGCCTCTCTACATACTCAATCTCAAACTGGACTCGCTGTGCTACCAGGTGCTTGCTCGGTGCATAACTGCCATCCATCTTGTTTAGCTCTTGAATGGCCGATATCGGGTCATTGAGCTTGATTGACTTGGAGATTACGGGATTGCCATCCCGGTCTAATCGCTGCTTGTGATAAAACTCCTTCGCAGCTCTATTATTCGGAATGTCCTTTGAGAGTTTAGGCTGGCCACCCTCGTCTGTGAAGTCTATCAGCCTGGCACGGAGTATCTCGGAGAGTATCTGTTGACGCTCAAGGGGGGATGCGATTGTTTCAGCCAGAGCCTTTGTTGCTACTCGTTCTTTACGTTCAATCAGCTTATTATAATAATCCCTCACGCATTGATTATGATTAAAAAGGGTTGCGGCGTTAGAGCCTGCCTCGGTGGCATCGTAGCCTGCCTTAATATAGGCTTCGGTGAGGGTCATACCGGAGGCGTAATTAATAGCGAAGTGAGCTTGTCTGGCGTTAAGTTTATTTTTGGGTTGTTTCATCTTCACCCTTTAATAGTTGAGGCGCTCTACGATTGAAATCTGACGGCGATAGCGGCCCGGCCTGATACTTAGAAAGTAGGCACCTAAGCCGAGCATCTAACCTACATGGGCAAGGCCTACGACAGCGACATATACAAGTCAAAGCAACGGATAACGGACTGGGAAAGTATCCTGCACATGAACTCCACCGGATATTTAGTTGCTGTCAATCCGACTCTGCCAATAGAAACAGTGGCAATGTCGGCGGGTTGCTGGCGGGTAGCTACCCCAGCCAGCAACCAATTACCCGACTCGCTTACCCCCGAAGGGATAACGGAATTCTTTGCCGGTCTTGGCCGGCGTTCGGGGCGGGTTATTACACCTTCCCACAATAAGTATACCACACCTGCCCCGGCATCTATATATAAGGGTTATTCATTAGTCTTGCGGTTCAACACCCTCGCCATAGCCCCGTATGCCCGGCCTAAGAGCTGGGGGGCGTAGTTTATTTTTATTGGCAGTCCGTAGATATCCGATATGATTAACCGCTGGAACTTCCCGAAGCCTCTTAGTTTCTCCGGGTATCCTCTCCATTTACCACGCCCTATCTCATTAAGGGCATGGTCAAAATCCGCTTTGAACTCTGCTACACTATTAGGGTTAGTCACTACTTGTGTAAGCGATACCGGCAGACCATCGGAATATAATGTCTCGTAATTCTCGGCTATTACCTGCAATAGTTTCCGTGAATAATAGAAGTCTAGTATATTTACCCAGGGCATATAACACCTCCTGGGTAATTATACCACACTCTAATATCCCCCTAGGGATAAAAAGTGCCATAGGAAGCCTGCTGTTGATTTATCGGCTTTCCGGCGTAACTGATATACGTGCAAGGCGGATGCGCTATTATCAAATCCCATCCATCATCAAGGTGTTTCAAAACATCATCCTGTATATGCCACTCAGGATGCCCGCCAGAACAATCTTGTGTGTCGCAAGAATATGCCTCGTGCCCACGCTCACGAAACGCCTTACAAACAGTTTGGCTTTCTTCACACGCTACTAATACTCTCATATCCTTATTCTATACTAATTCTACCTATTAAACCCGTGGGGAATTATCTCCTTAAAGTCCATTTTAAGTAAAGCACTAACCCGGCTCCAATAAGTAATGTAAAGATACCAGCCATGACAGCTTCTGTAATAGCTATCCAGGTTACAGGTTCATAGATGTGGCCGTTATTGGCGAACAATACGAAGGCAATTACCCACATAACCATACCGTAGAGTCCTAAAATTAAAGAGGAAAGGATAATAAGTTTACTCATTCTATCTTCTCCACCTGGCTTTACGGCCATTTGCTCCAAACAATCCAGTATTCCTTGAGGGCAAGGTCAGTAGGGAGCCATTGAATTCTACCTTCGCCAAAATAATGACCGGAGATTTCCTCAACCTTGACCTGGTTGTGGGCTTTGGCAAGAACTTTAACCTCAATCACCTTCCCATATTCCCAGTCATTACGCCAGATTAAATAATGGTTCCCGATGTGCGTTCTAATTAGATTGCTATTCACTGTTCACCTCCATTTTCTCTATACTATCCTATATACTATCCTATTATGGCTACGGGGAAAGAAACTGAAGGTAAAGCTGTTTTTGAATATTCTTTAGGTAATTGGTTAACTGTTGCAGCGCCTGCAACAGTGGCAAACCTTGGTGTTGGTTTTGACGTTATGGGAGTCTCAATCCTTAATATTGAAGATGTTGATGCAGATGGTAGCATGACCGTCACGCAAGGAGCGAAGATTCTCCGTACTGCGATAGGTCTTGTAACCGCGCAACAGCAGCTTCAACAGTTTGACGGTTTCCTTGATACGTTCGCTTCACGTCCAGAAAAGCAGGGAATGTTGATTACTCCTAAGAGGGCCGTCGCGCTTGTCCGGCCTCATCTTGCCAATAATCCACAAGCAAAACTCTCGATTCTTCAAGCTCCAAACCCACACTACGTCATCTATAAACTCGCACAGGAACTACAGACCTTATCTGATTTAGATATGGATGAAAATGTGGATTCAGAGCCCGTTACGGTAAATCGTCCTCCCTTAATAACTACAACTCAAGTATCTACCCCTGGCGTAACCGTGCACCCCTCTTCAAAAGGAAGAACTGCCCGGGAACTCGCCAATAACATGACGCACGAATCCTTAAACGCTC